AGATTGGTTCAGCCAATATATGTCACACTTTACAAGATTTAGAAGGACCATACACTACAGAAAAGCAGTGTGTAAGTAGAGCATATGAAATAGCAATGGAATTGCCTGAATATATGCCTAATTACGTAGCTGTTAAATATAAGTGTTCTGTAGGTAATAACCAAAAAGGTAAAGTGAACACAAATTATGGCAGAGACCAAGAAAAAAACCAAAAAGAAACGCAAAAGTACTGGAATGAAGGGTCACTCCATAAAGGGTGGTCACAAGAGACCCACTAAAAAGGGTGCAGGTATGACAGCCAAAGGTGTGGCTAAGTACCGTAGAGACAATCCCGGCAGTAAATTGAAAACTGCTGTGACTGAGGACAAGCCTTCAAAGTCAAGAGCTAAAAGAAGGAAGTCTTTTTGTGCAAGAAGTGCTGGACAAATGAAAAAGTTCCCTAAAGCTGCTGCAAATCCAAACAGTAGACTTAGACAGGCACGAAGAAGATGGAAGTGTTAGATGACTTTAAGTGAAGCTAAAAGAATATTAGAAAAAGGTTCTACGTATAGTCCAGCTATTGTAGAAGAAGCTAAAGAAGTCATTCAAAACTTCACAAAAAAACGTGGAAGTAATGTTATGAAAACAGAAAAAACAGCTAAAAAAGTTCAAATGGCATATGGTGGCATGGCAAATGGTAAACGTCACATGTATGTAGCTGGTGGCTCAGTCAAAATGAATCCGGGATTACTAGCACTAAAGAACTCTGGACCTAAAGGTTTAGAGGCATTCAATAAGATAACTAAAGGAGGGAACTAGTTATGGCAAAAATGTCGGCAAAAGATAAAAGAATGGCAGATATGAAGAGAAGGTTTCAAAGAACTTCTCCTAGTGGAAGATTACAGACTATGAAAGGTCAAACTATAAGTCAAAGACTTAGAAATTTAGCTTTTGGTAAAACTAAAAAGATGGGTGCAGAAGATGATGTTTTAGGCATTGCTACTGCTACGAAACCTAAAAAAGATAAAAAGACTTCTACCACTTTGGGAAAATCTCCTCAAGCTTTAGGTGGCAAGTTACCAACTAAAGGTAAAGTAGACGTTGGTTTATCACAAGCTTTAAAAAAGCAGAAGAAAAAGAAGACTAATCAAACTAAGACTAATCAAACTAAAACTAATCAAACTAAAACTGGTAAAGTGAAAGCAACAGCAGCGAATACAAAGAATTATGCTTCAACTTTAGCTCTACAAAAGAGATTGATAAAGAAGGGTGCTAAAATTAAGGCTGATGGTATCATGGGTCCTAAGACAAGAGCCGCAATGAAAAAGTTTATGACATCTCCAAACGTGCCTAAGAAAAATGGTAAAAAAGTTATGGTTGATGACTTTAAAAAGTCCAAAGTTAAAAAGCCTGCATCACAAACAGGTATTGACGGTGCTGCGACTACTAAAAAGAAGTCAAGTAAAACTGGACTTTCAACAAAAGTTATGTCTACAAAAACTCCTAAAACATTCAAGGGTACTAATATAACACCATCTAAATTACAAAGAGAGAGAATGCGTAAAAGAATGATGGGTTCTACATAATCTAATGAGCTCTACTCAAAAAAAGAAAAAGAAAACCAAACGGAATTACCGTAAGGAGTATGACAATTATCATGGCAAAAAAAAGCAGATAAAACGTAGAGACAAACGTAATGCTGCTCGGAATATTGCCAAGAAAAAAGGGATTGTCAAAAAGGGTGATGGTAAAGATGTCGCACATAAAAATGGCAATCCTAATGATAATAGACCTAGCAATCTAACTGTACAAAAGAAATCTAAGAACAGATCTTTTGCACGTACTAGAACTGCTAAGAAAAGAAATCCATATGCTTAAAAGGAGAAAAAACTATGCCAATGCACGGAAAAAAGAAAACTAAGTACATGTCCAAAGGTGGCATGAAAAAAACTAAATATATGTCTAGAGGTGGTGCAGCTAAGAAAAGCAAGATGTATTCACGTGGTGGAGCCGCTAGACGTAGATAATGTCTTATCTTATAAGCAACGTACCACATTTTAAATGTTGGGTACGTAAAGAATTCACTTGTAATCATATGGATTATCATGGTGAATACCTTCACGCATTAGCTTTTGCAGTCAATACTATACCTGATAGATCACTAAGCTTTCAAGTTGTGTTCACAGGCTGTGATGAAAAAGAAAATGTACATGGTGGTGCAATGTGGGCAAGAATGCCTATACAAGCACTTGTAGCAGATATACCTGTAGATGAATGGGCAGAACCAATGGAAGATCATCTGTGTCAACCTTGGGATTGTGAGTCAAGGCATCATAGTGTTATAGTAATGGACAGAGTAAGTTCTAGTCCTTGGATTTGCAAAATAGCTAATGAGTTTTATACAGCTAAATACATGTTTACTGTAGACTACACAGATAGTGACATAGCAGATGATCCAGCACAACATAAACAGTCACATGTTTTATATTTGTTGGATGCAGGTAAATGGACAGGCAATATTGTAGCTTTACCTAACAACAGAGTTAGAGCAACAAGTCCTGCATTATGGGTTACAGGAGAAGGTGCTCCTGATTTTATGCCATCTCAATGGACACACTCAGCAGAGGCACACGAATCTTATTTAGATCCATATACTACGTTTAATAATTTATATGAGGATAACAGTGGCAGAGGAAGCAAAAAAGACAATAAAAAAAGTAGCAAGTAAGCTAAAAAAAGCTAGTAAAGCTCATGCAGGACAAGCAAAAACTTTGTCAGCTATTGAATTAAAAAAAGGTGGCTCTGTTAAAAAGAAAAAAACAACTAAAAAGAAATCTAAAAGTAGAGTTAATGAAGCTGGTAATTATACAAAACCGGGATTGAGAAAAAGAATATTTAACAGAATAAAAGCTGGTGGCAAGGGAGGTGCTCCGGGTCAATGGTCAGCTAGAAAAGCTCAAATGTTAGCAGTTGCTTATAAAAAAGCAGGTGGTGGATATAGAGGTTAATGACTAAGAAAAAGAAAGATCCTAAAATTGGCACAGGAAAAAAACCAAAAGGTAGTGGCAGAAGACTGTATACGGATGAAAACCCTAAAGACACAGTTAGCATCAAGTTTGCCACTCCAGCCGATGCAAGAGCAACCGTTGCAAAAGTTAAAAAGATTAATAAGCCATATGCGAGAAAGATACAAATACTTACAGTCGGTGAGCAAAGAGCTAAAGTAATGGGTAAGACTGAAGTTGTTAATATATTTAAAAGAGCTAAAGAACAATTAAAGAGACAACATGACAAAAGAAAATAAAAAAAGATGTGCAACTTGTGAGTGTTATGATTGTGATTGTAATGAATGCTCATGCGACTGCCACGATGAAGAACAAGAAGATGAGGTGCAAGGAGCACCTATATGATTGAGTTTGTGCTTGTGTTTATGATGGGATTAAGAGTAATAGACCAAACACAAACCTTTGAAGACATAGACAGATGCTTGTATTTTGCAGAGAGGTTAAACAAGCAACCTTCAATACCACAAGAGGAAGGACCTAACTTACAAATAACTGCATATTGTAAACCCATAAGGAAAAGATAATGTTAGCAGAACTTGCCGCAGCAAATGCAGCTTTTGGAATAATAAAAAGTTTCGTCTCCAATGGAAAAGAACTTACGGGTTGTGCTAAACAAATATCTGATTTTGTTTTTTCAAAAGAACAAATAGAAAAAAATTTAAAAAAGAAAAAAGCCAAAGGTATTGGTGGTAATGATTTAGAAGAGTTCATGGCTCTTGAGCAGATAAGAGAAAAAGAAGAAGAGCTCAAAAAAATGATGATTTATCTAGGCAGACCGGGTCTTTGGCAAGATTGGCAGGCATTTCAAGCAGAGGCTAGAAAGTCTAGACGATATGCAGAAAAGATGGCAGAGAAACGCAAACAAGAGTTAATAGAATATGTAGGATATGGAATAGCTTTTATATTTATATTATTCTTTGCAGGAATTTTAGCATGGCTACTAGCGAAATGGATGGGAAAAGTATAACAATATGAGAGCACCACAAAGATCACTAGCAAAGTGGACAAAACAAAAATGGAGAACCAAAAGTGGTAAACCTAGTACACAAGGGTCAAAAGCTACCGGTGAGCGTTATTTACCTGAAGCGGCAATTAAAGCTTTATCTCCCCAAGAATACGCCGCCTCTACGGCTGCTAAACGCAAAGCAACTAGAGCAGGTAGACAAGTATCTAAACAGCCCAAAAAGATTGCAAGAAAAACGGCTAGATTTAGATAAAAAAAGGAAAGAACTAGATGAGAAAAGAAATGATATATCTAGCATTGGCAAAGCCATTATTAAGGATTGGCAATTATCTTATGACAAAACACGTGAAAGCTTTAAGACAAAGACAAAAAAAAGAAGGAAGTAAGAGGTTATAATGATACAAGCACTTATAGGACCTATAGCTAATTTAGCAGGTGCATGGTTTGAAAACAAAGTTGCCAAAACAAAAGCAGATGGCGAGGCTAAAGTGGCAGAGGCTAAAGCTCGTGCTACTGTTGCAGAGAAAGTTGCAGCAGGCGAGGTTGCATGGGAAGGTAAGATGGCAGATGCAACAGTGGATTCTTGGAAAGACGAGTTTGCATTAGTTGTGCTATTAGCTCCTGCGATACTAGTCTTCATTCCGGGTATGAGAGAATATGTTAAAGAAGGTTTTACTGTTCTTGCTCAATTGCCTGATTGGTATCAGTACCTATTGTATATAGCCATATCTGCATCTTTTGGAATTAAAGGTGTAGGACAAGCAGCAAAGATGTTAAGGAAAAAGTAATGTTAAAATTTTTTAAATGGTTATTTACTAGTCCTAATAGAGACTTATCTAAACACAGACTACACACAACTAAGTATCAAGATTTATGTATGTAAGGGAGACAAATGAATTTAATAAAACTACAAAATGAATTAGCTGATGACGAGGGCATTAAATATGAATTATACCTTTGCTCAGAAAATCATTTAACCGGGGGTATTGGACATCTTATCACAGAATGGGATGCAGATTACTATGGTAAACCTATAGGATACCCTGTACCAAATGAACAAGTTAATACTTGGTTTGAAAAAGATATAGACGTTACAATAAATGATTGTAAAATTATTTTTGAAGAGTTTGATTCTTTGCCTGAAGAAGCACAATTAGTAATTGCAAATATGTGTTTTCAATTAGGAAGACCAAGGCTATCTAAGTTTAAGAAGTTTATTGCGGCAGTTAAAGAACAAGATTGGGAACGTGCAGCAGATGAAATGAAAGACAGTAGATGGTATAAGCAAACAACTGCGAGAGCAGAGAGATTGATATCTCGCATACAAATATTAGGAGTACCAGTATAATGTCAGCATCTGATAATAAAATGATTGAGGCTATAGCTAAGATGTATCCAAAGCTTAAAAAAAGTCAAATCACTAATTTTGTAAAAAAGAGAAAGAAAAAACCTGTGACTGTAGCAAGTGTTACAAAAGTTAAAGTGGGTGTAATACCTGTTAAGAAAAAGAAAAAAACAAAGAAGAAAGTATAATGGCAAAAGAACTAACAGAAAAGCAACGTAAATTTTTAGATGTGCTCTTTGATGAGGCAAATGGAGATGTTACACAGGCGAAACTACTTGCAGGCTATGCACCTACCAGTTCTACGTCTGATATCGTCAGAGGCATAAAAGAGGAGGTTCTAGAGGCTACTCAAATGTTTATGGCACGTAACGCACCTAAAGCAGCAGTTGCAATGGTTAGTGGTATTAATGATCCTACAGAATTAGGTATGAGAGAAAAAATGACAGCAGCAAAAGAATTACTTGACAGGACAGGTCTAGTGAAGACAGAAAAAATGCAAGTAGAGTCTACAGGTGGTGTTATGCTTATGCCAGTCAAGAATGTACAAGCAGAAGATGAATAGTAAGTAAGTTAACCGAGGAGAATAAAATGGACTACAGTAAAATGAGTAAGTCGCTTCTTTTAAAAAAATACGGACCTTTTATTAAAGAAAATTTTGGAAAAGAAGAATTTGATTATGTAAAACGTGAAGACGTTGATGGAGTAAGAAGCTACATAATATCTTTAGACCCAGAGCCGGTTAAAAAGTATGCGGGTGGGTTATCTACTAAAAAGAAATATGTTAATGTAGTTAAAATTGTAGACAACCGTAAAAAGAAGTAATGAATAATAGAAGTATAGGAACTTGGGAATTACCCCAACCAACAGATTTAAAAGAAGATGATGAGTGGATTAAAATACCACGTATAGCTAGAACAGTACCGTTTGGCTACATCCAAGATGAACAAGACCCTGAAACCCTTAATCCTATAAAAGATGAACTAGATAAATTAGAAATGGCTAGAAATTATGTTAAGCAATATTCCTATAGACAAGTAGCTAATTGGCTAACAACACAAACAGGAAGATACATTTCTCATGTAGGACTAAGAAAAAGGTTAAAGAATGAGCAAAGACGTAAGAACCAAGCTAGAAGCCTACGCAAGTGGGCAGAGTATGCAGAAGCGGCGATCTCCAAGGCGAAAGAAATTGAAGAAGAAAGAACAGGTGCAAAAGCCTATTCTTGAGTCTAAAGTCCAAGAGGTTGAAGATATAGAAGAACTACCCATTGAGCAAACGCACAATGTTATATTTAAACCAAATGAAGGACCTCAGACAGAATTTTTAGCAGCTGGAGAACGAGAAGTGCTTTATGGTGGAAGTGCTGGTGG